TCTCAGTAAGAATCTCTAGGGCTGTTTTGGCCTCATATACACTAGCAATAGTACTAGCGGTGGTTAGCGTCATCTCACCAACGGTTTGTAGTGCAATATTTACACCTTCCAACTCAGTCATAGAATTTCTCCAAAATCAAAAAAAGGGCCCCCAAACGGGAACCCTTAATAGTACTACTTAGTCAGTAGTAGTAAGTTTAATAACACAAGCGTTATTCAATGTGCCGAAGCCCATTGCGTAGCTAGAAGTCATCAAATCACCTAATTTCTCAGGGATGTAATTAACTTCAGACTTGATGTCAAGTAACTTAACAACACCTACAGCGTTCTGTGTGAACATGTAGATATCAGAAGCACCGATGTTATTAGATACTAAGATGTTATGACCAGCTACCTGGACAATCTTACCTGTATCAATACCACCGTTACTGCCTTGAGTCATATCCTTATGAACTGCACCAGACTGTACTAGACGGTTGTAGTTCTTAGGAGATACTACTGCAAAGCGATCACCAGGGATATCTTCTTCATCCATAGTAGTCTGAGCATCGAACAATGAAGCTAGGATTAAATCACCCTTAGCAGCAGCGGTCGAAGCACCAGCAGTAGCTACAGAAAGTACAGATACAGCAGCAGCGTGAGAAGCATTCCATGCACCTGCGGTGTGTGTAGCAGTGAATACATAAACTACATTAGTGTAGCTTACACGGTCACCAATAGCATACGCAACTGAAGCAGAGAACGCAGTTACATCAGAGTATGGTTGACCTTCGCCACCATTAGTATCACCTGTATTAGCTGCATTCTTAACACAGTTATCTAACTGAGTAATAATTGCTGCGTCTACAGTCTTTGATAATCTACGACCCATTTCAGTAGAGTACTGAGAACGAGTTTCATAGTGTTGCATTGCCTCCTCAAAATTATCAACGAATACTGAAGCGTATTTAAGAGAATCAATCTCAATTACACGCTCACCAGCATTGATAAGGTTAGGAGTGATATCTGTACCTGGAGTATGAGTCGAGGTAGAAGTATCGTATTTACCGATAACAGCAAAAGATGCTGATTTACCAGATTGAATAGTACGGGTTTGTACTAAAGGCAAGAAGATGTTCGCTGTTTCAAATGAAGTTAATACTTCACCAGAGAACACTTTAATTGCTAAGGCTCTATTGGAATGGGCGGGCGTAGAACGATCACCTGTACCAATACCTTGGGATGGATTATAAGACATATAGTCTCCTTATATTTATTGTATTACCTGAGCGATACATATTTACTCAGGGATGTAGTATTTAGGCCACTACGCTGCCTGTCAGCACACTTAGACTGAGGGTATCCATACATAACTACCTCGGTAGCTACTTCTGGGCAACAATATATGTCGTACTTAGTAGGGTGTAGTCCAGATCGTATTGAACATGGTACTACATTTGTGTATGGTGGGGATCGAAAGAGGGTTTAAATAGAGACAGAGGGAGGGGGAACTCTACAACCAAATCCTGATCCCCATAAACTAAAAGTTACTAACAGCAACTCTCCTTTGGACCTCAGCTCTAAAGGCTGGGTCTTTCTTGTATTGAGGCTTAGCCATCTCAACCATCATCTCTTGAGTACTAGCGAATCCGCCTGATGGTCTATTAGAGGTACTGCCTTTAACTAGATTAGGACCTTTATCGGCATTGTATCTAGCGTATAAGCCATTAATAGCAAAGTGTGAGGTAGACTCATTAATCAAAGAATTATTAAAGGCTTCTATTTCAGACTCCCTTAAATTTTCTTGTGCCCAACTTACCATATCACCATATTCCTGCTCACCTCCAGCAATAGAATACATACTTTGTATGGTATTTTGGGACAACGCTTCCTGACCTGCAATGTAAGCATCCACCATTTCAGTGGGAATACCTGCTTCTGATAAGGTGTCGTAAGTCTCTTGGGAGAGGCTACCACTTTCTTGATACTCATCTTGCATAGCGGAGTAGTCAATACCAGCTTCTGAAGCAATCTCTTGGGCTATCTCTTTTGAAGTATCTTCAATATAATCTTCCTCTGATTGAGATGCCTCAGTTACTTCCTCTCCTTCTGCTTCTTCTTCTTCCTCTGCCTTACCCATCTTACTCTGTAGGTGTTCGTAAGCTTTCTCAAGCTCATCTACTGATTTATACTTACCTGCTAACATTAACTCTTCGTCAGTCTTTAGGGTATCTTCCACCCCAGCTTCATGACTATCTACCTTATCAACCATAGCTTGGTCGTGTTCATTTAGTACTACATCACTTTGACTTTCGTTGTTTTGGTTTTCCATCTGTTTTACCCTCCATAGGTTTTATTTTTTTCTTCGTCTCTTCTTCCTCTTCTGCTCTTGCATTAGCTACAAGCTCAGCTATCTTTACTTCTTGTCTCTTAAACATTATTTCTTGAGGAGTAAGTGCTCCTCCCTCTGTATCTTCAACCTTCATTTGGTTTCATCCCCATTTGTTGTGCCATCTGAGCAGCCATAGGGCCACCCAAACCTTCTCCAGCAGCCTTACCACCAGATTCAGCAGCTGCACCCATTCCTTGTTGTGACAACTGTTGCATCATAGCTTGTTGCTGTTCCATTTGTATCTGTTCTTTAGACTTAATAAGTCCCTTAGTTTCTATACCTAGAGATGTACCAATCTGTTCGATTACCGCATCTACATTAGTATGTTGTGCAAATATCTCAGGACCTAGTAGTTGTTGTAGCGTCTGTGAGAACTGAACTAACTTGTTGTAGTCATGTCCTCTACCTAACGCTTCTACACCAGTAACAATAACTGGCTCTACAAGATTCTCAGGGAACTTAATCTTAGAGGTAAGCATCATCAACTTAATCAATGGAAGCTGTAGCTCCTGAGTAAGGATTGAGTAGATACCACCTAAGGCATCCTCAAGTTCACCCGCCATTAGACGGACTTCCTCAGCAGTTACACGCTCAGCATCTCTACGTGCACTCTCATTCAATAAGAAGGCACTAGCAAGTCTACGCTGAATATCATTCATAGTCTGATACGCAATGTTCAGGTCATGTGATTTATCCATTTGTAGTGTACTAACATCAGACGCTCTACCTTTAACGATAGCTCCTGATGCAGCCTTAGCTACAGTAGAGATTTGTGTAGAACCTACAGGGTCAACGAAGAATAATACCTTCGCTGCTGCTGCAGAGGCTTCAACAATACTCATAGCTAATGCCTCAAGAGAGCGCAAGTCACCAATGTATTGTTCTACAAGTCCTCTTCCGTAGTCCTCGTTGTGGACCGAAGTCCATCTTAGAGTTAAATAAGGCAGGTTTTTATCTGAGTATGTACCACGAGTTCCTGGAACTTCTTGATCCAGAGCCTCCTGCCATACATCATATTTAGTACCATTCCACTTAACAGCGGTGTACAAATCAATTGCCTTATCCTCTGTAGCATCCTTACTCATTCCCTCAGGTAAATCATCCGCACGAACTTGTTCCTTCGTGAGAATTTCTTTAATCTTACCTTCTGGACTACGCTTAACACAATAAGCATTGAGATTAAATACACGAGTACCATCACCCTTGTCTCTAAAAATAAGGGCATTGCCCGTAGCTACTAATAGCTTTAGAGATTCAAAGATGGGGACTCGCAAGGCCTCCCTTTCTATTTGAGCAGCTAAACCCCTTTCTAGGTCGGCAAGCTTTTCTTGAACTTGAGCCATTGACCCAGCCTCCTGCTCCTCTAACTCCATCATGGCCAGTTTATCTGGGACAAAACGGAAGAAGGGGGCGTTAGGTGGTAGGAGAGATAGCAACAGTTTTGATGCTAAGTTATTAACTGCTCGCGCACCCAATGATTGGTACGGAGTAGATAGTGTCACCTCCTCGGTGTGTGTAGCGTCTACAAGTAATGAGGGAATAGTTAACTCAGTACACTGCTTAGCTCTATCTAAAACGGCACTTCTCTCGCCATCTAGTTTTGTCCAACGGGACTTTAAGCTAACTTGTTCCATTTCCATTATGTAGCACTCCTATATATTACATGCTTATTAGTCACCAGTCTGTACAGCCTTGTCTAACTTAGCTCCACTAAGAGGTATCTGCAATCTCTTCTTACCTGATGCTAGTTTCTTTAAGTCTTTACGTCTGCTTCCATCACCGCCTGGCTTAAATTCAGCCTCTTCTACTGGTGCTTTTGGTGGTGGTGGTGGTAACGGTGTCGGGGCACTGCTGCCGAATAAATTGCCCATTAGTCTTCTCCTTGTTCTAATCGTTTTAAATAACGGATCAACTCAATGACACCGTGCTGTTTACCTTGTTCATACGGACTCATCTCTTTTGTCTGTATAGAGTCGGGGTAGTCCTTTTCTAACTGCCTTAATAAATCTAAGGTCTTTGTCGGTAATCTTTCCATACCCCTCCTGAGGTCAGTATTCTAGGGGCGTACTCCTAAACGCAAAAAACCCGCTAGGCCTTACGCTTCGCGGGTTGTAGAGGGAGGCTCTTCTTGCTCCAGGAGAGTGGTATCTTGTTGTATTAATTCAGCCAACATTA